GTATTAAATGTACCATCACTCGGATCGTCTCCCTCAAAATTAATGTATCCTATATCATCTGTCGCTTGTATTGTGGAATCATCTCTCCTTAGATTTATATGTGCTGTTCCATTATCTTGTTTAACAAAAATACCATCACTTGTAGTTGCTAACTTTTTACTATTATTATGATATAAATCTACGCTACCTGATGCACTTGCTTCAACCATAACATTACTAGAGCCATCTAACAAAAATATATCATTACTACCTCTAATTTTTAAATCACCTGTGCCTGTATCGTCAATAAACGAATCGCTACCATCGTGATATATTTGTAGGTCTCCAGAATTTCCGAAACTCGCCTTTACACTATCAATAAAACTAAAATTTTTACTGACCGATACATTTACGTTACCACCATCAAGTCTAAAATATTCATTAGTTCCACCTGACCCATCATCATTTTTAAATATTATATCTGCATCATCAGTATTATTTTGTATTGTTAAGTTGCCTGTGAAATTTGTTATAGTTCCATTAGTACCTGTATGTTCTAATCTTAAATCTTGATTTGTTCCTAATCTAAGCTCTATATTATCATCTAGTTGTACGTGCTGAACAAATCTGTTCATTACTGTACTACCATCAAGAAAATAATAAGTTGTAACACCTCCTGAACCATCGTCTGCATTAAACTGTATATCTTGGTCATCTGCCTGTTGTTGAATTTGTAGTAGTCCAGTAATATTTGTTATTTGAGTTTCTGCACTATTGTGGCGAATTTGAAAACCAGTAGAAGTGCCGAATTTAGCAATACTACTATCAGTAAAAGTAATATCATCTCCTGCACTTACTGCTATATCCGTTCCACCTGTTGTATTACCATTTGCAAGTATTTCAGAAAGTGTATCTATGCCACCTATAGCAGACCTAACATAAGC